AACACAAAGAGTTGTTTGGCTTTTATCCACCTGGGTATATGTCGAAACAAGGTGAACTTTGGTTACTAAGTGCTTGTTTAGAAAAGCTTAAAAGCATTGAGGAAGCGATTTTTCGCATTAAGGAACTTCAAGAAGAGCAATACACCATCTACAAGGAAAAGATTGTAGAGGTTGAGGTCAACAAGGCTATACCCTACGACCCTAAGCCAGACCAAACTCCACACAGAAAGAAGTGGGCTACAGGCAAGATCTTTAGACCATGTATCTACATTCTCTTTGATGGTGATGAGATCGTCTATGTCGGTCAGTCAAAGAGCCCGTACTCAAGATTAAGCTCACACCAGAGGGATAAGCATTTCAATGCGGTAAGGCTGTTGCCTTGCCTCAAACACAGGATGAGTTACTGGGAGAAGAAGCTTATTAAGAAGTACTCTCCAAAGCTCAACAAGACGCACAATGAAAACAAAGTCACCTCGATTGATGATTATCGTGAGGCGGTATAAGGATGAATAAGATGACGTTAGCAGAATGGATATGGGAACTGGGTGATGAGGAGGTAGCCAGGAGAACTGGCAAGCCTCGAGGATCTATTAGTCAGTATCGTTTACTCAACAGGTCTCCATCTGTAAAGTTAGCGAAGCTGTTTATGCATATGTCTGATGGACAGTTGGACTGGGAGTCTATTTATGGGCCAGCCAGCGAGATCCATAGCACCATTGCAATACCAGAAGACAGGTCGAAGACAAAGAGTCGGCCATTAGAAAAAAGGAAAGGCGTACCAGCAAAAGGATAAGTTATGTCGTTTAATCTGCCGATTGATCATCAGAGCGAAGTATCGCCTGAAGCTAAGGAAGAGTTACTATTTTATTTATGGGAGCATGGCTTCCATTTGATCCCATGCGGATCCCCTTCAGAGGTTGCGCCGAAATACTTTCGATCGCGCCATCCCTTCGATTCTGAGCAAGAAATACAAGCTCGATGGGCCAAGACTCCTCGGGTGAAGTGGCAGCACTACCAAAAGATACAGCCTTCTCATGACGAGATTGAGCATTGGCACAAACAGTATCCGCAGGCTAACTGGGCAGCGATCACTGGTATTAACTTTGTGGTGGTCGATGCAGACAGTGATGAGAGTGTCGAGTGGGTGAATGGCGGGGCTATCAGTCGGACTCCGCTCAAGCAGACAACGCCTCGAGGAGGATCTCACTATCTGTATGCGGTGGGTAATTCTCTGGTCAGGAATAGCGCAGGTAAGAACAAGTTGGATGTCAGAGGCGATGGTGGTTATGTCATGATCGTGCCTAGCGAAGGCTATCGATGGGACATGGATACTGCGTACCACATGGATGGTATGGAGGATCTTCCTGTTCTGGGAGAGAACGATCTAAAAGCAATACATGAATTCAATACAGGCGCGACAGTAGAGAACCTGGTCAGAGAGAAACTGACAGAGGATCCTGTCGAACCTGGTACTCGTAATGACACGCTGGCGAGGCTGGTGGGTAAGTGGGTGAAAGAAGGGTGGGGCATGAGAGAAGTGCTCATCAAGGCTCAGGACTGGAACCAGACATGCTTCCCTCCAATGGACCTCATGGAGGTCACTCGAACTGTTGTGTCGATTACATCGGGTCACATCAAGAGGCATCCTGAAGACGTGGACTCAGGGATCATGAAGTGGGAGACCTCAACGTGGGAGGCTGGACTCACTCAGGATCTCAAGGACATACAGTCTCAAGAGGATCCTATCGATATAGTCGAGGAGGAGAAGACTGAAGGACCGTTAGGGCTCAAACCTTTCTCCGCTGCTGAATGGGTGGACCTCGATGACAGTGAGATTGAGTTGTTCTGGGGAGATAAGTTTATCTTCGAGAACAGTAGGATATTACTACTTGGAAAGCCAAAGATCGGTAAGTCGAACTGGCTTGGTGGGTTTGCAGCGGGTGCAACTACAGGCACTGACTTTATGGATGTGCCGTTTAGCAGGCCGCTCAAGGTGATGTGGCTGCAAGCAGAGATCATCGCAGAGTTTCTCAAACAGAGGATTGAGCTGTACTACAGACGATTTGCAGCCAGTGAGGACTTGATACCCATGGGTTACAACAATCTGATCATCACTGGGCGATTGAGAAAGAACCTCATGAGGGATGGAGACATCCAGGCTATCTCGGATGAGATCGCATTTCATCAGCCTGACATTGTCATGATCGATCCCGTGATTAACTTCTTCGATGGTGAGGAGAACAACAACTCTGAGATCCATAAGCTGCTCGATCGTGTGGACCTTCTCATCGAACTGAACAACGTCAGCGTCATGATCGCGCATCATACAGGCAAGGAAAGGGCAGATGATAAAACCTTCATGTCTGCGAGAGGGGGTTCAGCTTTCGCAGGGTGGTTCGATAGCGGAATCAAGCTAGGGGGAGAGCGGCCCGATGTATCGTTCTTCTACGAGGCGCGTAACGCGAAAGAGCCCGATGAGCACACAGCTCGCTTTGATTTCAATGAGGGCATGTGGAAGATGAATGAGTTTACCTCGCACAATATTCCTAAGCAGGCGAAGCAGACTGAGGAGGATGAGGTGAAGATCGCGCAGATTGTGGCGGGTGCTATGAACCTGACTACATTCTACAAGCGCAACGAGCTGGAGATGTTAGCTCGAGAGACACTGAAGAAGGCTCGTATGCCTAACGGCAACAAGGCCTCACAGAGGGCGGTGAGCTTTGTGCAGAAGTACATGGGTGATGTGGTCAAGACATATGCGGATCCGGGCAAGGCGGTCTGGCATTACCTAGAGAACAATCCGAATCAGAAACCGTGGGAGGTTTAACGATGAGCAGTCCAGACTTGGTGAAGATGGGTACGATTTATTGGATGGCAGAGGAGGGGTTTATCGCATGGGAGGAAAACTTCTATGATGAAGACAGAGTGCTTCGGATAGATTTGTTGCAAGACCTTAAAGCTAAGATTGAGGAGATGCTTGAGGTGTGAGGGTTAAAAATCTCAGGCCAGCCAGGAGTCTAAATTGACTGGCCCGAGAAATCCCAAAGCAAAAGGAATTTTTTTGGGTGTCCAGAAATCGGAGTATCCGAACAAGGCGGATTATAATGATAATTTTAAAAAATACTAGGGCTCGAGCATTGGGGGCGGGACAGCACAAGAGGTACAGAGATGAACATGGATAGTTATCCAAGAGAGAAAAGAGAGCCGAGGCATTTAACTCCTCGGTCTAACAAGAGCATAAAGCATGGTGTGTCCGGGACTAAACGGTACAACCTGGCAACGGGTGGGTTTGTTTTTCTTCAGGACAGTAAGGAGAGGAATAAGTTTCACATGCCCGGAGGGATGAGCGCAACAGAGGCGCAGATACATAAGCTGGCTAAGGACAAGGGATGGAGAACTCCTAAGCGGCAGTACATTAACATTAACAGGATAGATCTTTGATGGATGTGGTAGAAAGGTATTGCGGACCAAACGTGTGGGGGGTGGTGACCTCGCACGATTCCTTCCCTATTGCATTGGGGGTAAAGAAAAAGGGGGGATGAAGCGCAGTTCCGCATAGCCTTTGCTGATAGGGCTTTTTCATGCTGCCAATCCCCTCAATCACCACATATTACACAGGCAATATGACATGGGTGTTAAGAACACTTAGGAGGGAAAGTTAAAGTAAATTCTAGGTCGGTATAGACTGACTCGGGTAGGGTCAAAGGGTAGGGTCAAAAAAACGGAGTCGATTGACCCTACCTAGCTGAAAGCCCTACTCTGGCGCGGTTTAGTGTAGGGTCGGGTAGGGTCAGACTGACCCACCGTGACCCTTGACCCTACGGTATGCTAAGTTATTGATTTATAAGGGTGGGTCATAGGGTCAGTAGGGTCACTCTCTAAAGAGAGGTATATAGCTATATAAATATACCCTCTACTTTTACCTCTTTGAGTTAGAGGATTTGGGTAGGGGGAAAATGAAAAAAAAATTTTAACAAAACTAAAAATTTAAAAGGAGAATCATATGAGTAAAACAAAAGCAGAGTTGAGTCAGCAGTTGAGTGAGATGGTGGATGAGTTTGTTGCGGGTGGTGGTGAGATCACACAAGTGCCGATTGGAGTTGGCGCTCATCATGCAAAGTTTCATGGGTTGGTTGTCAGCTCGGGTAAGTCAGAAAACTTTGGTTCGTTTACTCATTCACAGAGTAGGCCTGGGTTTCATCGAGAAAAAATATTGTTGATGAAAGAAAAAGATTTCGATTAGAATCGTGAGCATGAATACTCATAGTCAGCCAGTCGCACAAGCTCGAGTCGATATCGATCGAGAGGACGATATCATTGCTGATGTTGATAAGTATGTGGTTAAGCAGAAGGTTCAACCACTCACTAGCAAGCAGCAGAAGTTTGTTCAGTTGTTTGTGTATCAGGATCTGACTAATTCAGAGTGTGCATTTCGAGCAGGGTATAAACATCCAAAGGTTGTTGCGAGTCAACTGCTACACCATCCAGACTTTAGGCATGTCCAGGACAAGATCCAAGAGCTTCAGGAGGGTGAGCAGAAGAAGTATGAGATTACTTTTGACAAGGTGGCTAGAGATCTGAAGGTGATCAGGGATGCTGCTCTCGAGGATGGATCCTATGGCGCAGCAGTCAGTGCAGAACTCGGTAGAGCAAAGCTTGCAGGCCTTATGGTCGAGAGGAAAGAGATCAAGCATGGCAGTATCGATCAGATGGATCGGGCAGAGGTCGAGTCCAGGCTTAGGCAGTTGATTGAATCGAATCAGCTTGCACCTGTTCTCGAGGCAAGGATCGAGAACTCTTCACCTGATGTTGAGTCAGATGAAGAGTTTGTTGAAGAGATTGAAGAAGTTGAGGAAGAGATCGAGGACTAGCTGCCTGGTTCTTTTGTCTGAGCGTTGTGCTTTTCTTTTGTTAGTTTCTCTAAATCTTTTGATGCCCTTTGACGTTCAATAAAGTCAATCACAGATTCCTTTCCAGCCAGTAACCTGCGGTGATCTATCTCAGAAATATAGATTGGGGAGTTATCAAACTTTTCTATCCCTATTATTTTGGATTTAATTTTATAAAGCTCAGAAATCGCATCTTGATATTCCCAATTCTCTTTGAGTTCTTTTAAACGCAAATCGCCCGTAAACAAATCAATTAGATCTGATAAAGCGCACATCACAACAGCCCAATTGTCTTCAGTTAATTGGATTTCGTTTTCGTTGTCTCCACCCATCATTAAAGTTATGTAGCTGTCATACTGCTCGTCAGTTTTCTTGTACCAATCCATAGTTATTCCTTATTAATAATTGACTACATTGATTTGTATACACGCACCATTCATACCAGCATTCTGAACACGATCACCACCCTCTTCTGCTATATGAACCCATAACCTATGGCTTTGCTGTGTGATTAACTCCGCAAGCTCTTCGTTTGATAATGAGTTACCAATTTTTAAAATAGCTTCTATTTTCTCTGAGTCCATAGTTATTCCCCTCCTGTTATGTCTTTGAATTCAACATCGAGCAAGATGTCATCGTTGTTAGTAAAGAAAGCCACAATACTTTTGGCCATCTTTTCAGTCTTGTCTTCTGCTTCAGCATCATCCTTGGCAACAATCTCTGTGCAGAGCGTGATCCTGTATTGCCTGGGTAACGATTGATTCGTTGCATTCTCCAGGCGTATACAATCTTCAGCACTGATTCGTTTCTTCATGCTTTCAATTCCCATACCCAGCGCATCGATCTGGTATGTCTCAGAGAACTCCTTGCATAGAAGAAACAAAGATTCTTTTGTCTTAGGCCATGATTTAGTTTTCATTTTCATTCCTCTTCTGGTTGGTTGATTTTGATCTGACTCATGGGTCTAACCCACGGGCCCGATCGGTCTTTGTCCATCAGCCTTCGGCGCTTGCGAACTCGATTATCAATTCGATTCCCTCGAACTCGATGCTGAACAGAACAAAATCTTGCATTCTTCTGCATGCTTTCAAACTCGGATCCACACCAGTCACAAGTGAAGGTGCGTACTCGTTTGAATGTGTGCAGGTTGGCGGAGTTCTCTCGTAAACCTCCCGCCCCTGTATGTTCTATTTCACTTGCCACTAGCTTGCTCCTTGCTGTCATAGGTGTCCTCGAGAAGATCGCCAGTGGCTTCTTTGATAGCATCGTTAAGCAGAATATCGACTACTCGTTTTAGTAATCCATAGATCTGCTCAGACTTGCTGGCTCTGCTCTTTGAAGAATGGTGAACAGTAAACCCAATACTCATGACTGAGTTGTATCTCTTGCTGGTGAATTCTTTTGCGGTTTCTTCCATTATGTTCCTTATGATTTTTGGTAGATCAGTCACTAGCTG